ATCAACACCGAAGCCTGAGCCAACCAAACCCAAAGGCAGGCGCCTGTTCCCCGTAATCAACGGCGTAACGCAAAGAGCGTTTGAGTACATTCGGGACAACCCATACACAACCACGGCGCAGGCGTGCAACGCACTAGCGCATCTCGGCTTCAAGCGCAGCTCTACCACATCTATCTTTGCCCAGATGCTCCGCCAAGGGCTGCTCGGTAAGGACAAGGACGGCAGGTTGACCACACTGGTTACCACGTTCCGCCCATTGAAGTCGTCCGCGTACATGGCCAAAAAAGAGAAGGCCGAGGTTGCCGCCAAGAAGGCCAAAGAAAAGAGGCTTGCTGCGCTATCCGAAAAGCTAACAGTCCGCCTACAGTCCCCGCCGCCCCAGCCATCCCCACCCCCGCCATCCACGCCGAAAGTAATCATCGATGTGCAGGCTATCAAGAACCGCCACGCGGCATCAGGAGGCATCACTGCGCTCAACGCAACCCCTACCGCAACCCCTGCGCAACCCCTTACGGCCAAGCAGGTGCTTGAAACCCTGAGCGTCAAGGAAGCGCACGCCCTGTACCGCGAACTGCAAACCATGTTTGGATAACAAGATGACACAAATACTTAAACATATGTGGGCCGAGTTCCGCTGCATGGTCAAGTCCGTAACACCAGCGCAAGCCATTGTGTGGGAGCTTGCCGAGGCTGAGATGGCACTGCTACGCGCAGAGACGGGTGTCGAGTACGCCCAAGCACTAGTGACCTACAACAAGAACCGTGTCAAGCGCCTGAAGGCGTACATGGCTGTGACTACTACCGAAGAAGTTAAGGAGGCAGCATGATTGACGAAACAGGTGGCCCAGCGTTTCCGCTGGACACAGACTGCTGCGATGTAGGCATGACCCTGCGCGACTACTTTGCGGCGAAGGCGATGGAGGGGCTTATTGTTAACAGCAGCACAGACCCGTTTGATATTGCTAAAGCGGCGTACATCATTGCTGACTTCATGCTGAAAGAGAGGGCGAAATGACAAAACGCTACTGCGACACGGGCCGCATCGACTGCCCGCACTTGCCCGAGTGCATCTGGGACTGCAAGTACGACACGGCGGGAATGGTGAAAGAGTCGCGTAAGGTCAAGCCGTACCCAGCAATCCCCTCTGACATCAAGCCCGTGCCAGACACATGGCAGACAGTTGGCACGGTGATGCTTACCGCGATCATGGGTGCGCTGGCCGTGGTCTGCATCCTGTTGTTCTTTACTGGCGTTTGGATTTGGAGTTTGCTGATATGACAACAGAAATTATTCAACGAGCCGGTGTCACATCCAGAGTGGTGGCAGGAGAAGGTTACTATCGTGTTGGTGAAACGCTGTGCCAGCTTGAAGACACAGGCAACGGCTACATTGCCAAGTTCCCATCACACAGGTCAACACATCAGGACTACTACGTTTGTCTCGACTACGCGCAAGCCTATGACCTCATCTTGGCATTGTCTGCGTTCAAGAAAGAGTTGGGGTTTGAAGAATGAAACAAGAAGACATCATCCGTATGGCGCGGAAATACACAGTAGGAGGGCTGGAGTTCGATGTCGAAGGGCTTGAACGCTTCGCCGCCCTTGTCGCAGCAGCAGAGAACGAGGCGTGTGCGAAGGTGTGTGAGGACAGTGTGGAATACGCTGGCGATACTTTGGCTCAGGCCATCCGAGCAAGGGGACAAGCATGAAAGAAGAATGGCTAATGTCTGGGGCCGTAGTCCCAGTAGACGTTGAAACGACAGCCGCGCTGGTGGCTGAGATACACAGGCTGATCGACGTTGTTGGCGGCATGGCCTTGGCACAGCCAGACGCATTTGAGCAAGGCAGACAACAAGGCATGAAGCAAGAGCGTGCGCTGTGGACGCTGACTAAGCTGGGCCAAGAGATTGAAGCACAGCCAGCGCAGGAGCGCCAGTGGGTAGGGCTGTCGGAGGTAGAGGTTGACAATTTTCACAGAGCCGCATGGTCTATAGGAGTAAAGCCAGCAGACTTCATTCGAGCCATCGAAGCCAAACTCAAGGAGAAGAACACATGAGCAAGAAGATCAGCGAACGAAACATCCGTCTGGCTATCGCCATGATGCGGTCAATGGCTAGTTGTAAGCCCGTCAGCCCGTTTCATATGGAAGCGTCTAAAGACATGGAGGCCATGCTTGAAGAGATATTAGCCCTACGCAAAAAACTCAAGGAGAAGAACACATGAGTGACTACGACAAGGTTTTGCAAGCCATTAAAGAAATGCGTCCCGCCCAGAACAATCCCCTGCTTGAGGGCAAGACAGCATCGTGGTGGTTGGATAGATTTGAGGACGTTGTTAAACAACTCAAGGAGAAGAACACATGACAATAGAGATTGCAGCCGGTTCACAGGCTTTTTACGGATTTCCTAACGAGCCGGTAAGTACGCCAAACGCGGGCGGCAAATGCGTGACTGATGGAGAGACATCACCTTTGGGAGACGCGCATGTCGTTCCCCAGAAATAAGGTGTTCAAAGGGCACAGCCTACCTTACGGAACGCTGGCGGGTGCAAGCTATGAGCTGCGGCAGTGTTACTACTACCTCGGCTACAAGAACGACCACGACATGCCTGAGTTGCCGAACCTACCTGCGGACGTAGAAGAGACTGACAGTCCTGAAGATGTGTTGGAGAACAGGGACATCCTCAAGCTGCTTCATGCAGTCCTTGACACCCTGACGCCAAGACAAGCCAAAGTTCTCAAGCTGCGGTTCGGTATTGATGTTCACACGGACTATACGCTCGAAGAGGTGGGCCAAGTTTTTGATTTGTCGCGGGAGCGCATTCGCCAGATCGAGGCCAAGGCACTTAAAAGCCTGCGACATCCTTCAAAAAGCTCGGACTTGCGCATGGCCTTTGACTTGGATGAGCGAGCACGCTCTAACATGCTTCGACTACGCCGAGAGGCCATAGAGTATGAAGTCAAGCGCCAAGAGGCACTACACCACGCGAAACTAAGGAAAGCACAACGTGACGCACACACTTAACTCAACGAAAACCGTGGCGGTAGCAACGGACACCTACTGGCTACCCATCGACAAGGACACGCCGCGTAGCGTCAAGCTGCAACTGCTGTCAATAGGTGGCGTTGCTCAGTACGGAACGCTTGGTGGTGATGTATCCTTTTACACCCACTGGTGCCCACTACCCAAGAAGCGACCCGAACCCCATGACCCACGGCGGTAAGAGAAATGGCGCTGGCAGACCGCCAAGAGAGTTGTCGATCAGTCGTGTGTACGCATTGCATGACCAAGGCGTCAGCGCCAGAGAGATAGCCCGCAGATTCGACGTGAGCCACTCAGTAATTAATCGCGCAATAAAAAGGAGAAAGAAATGACACTAGCCAGCCTGTCCCGTTATGACCCCATCAAAGGATGTTTTGTTTTGAAAGACCTCACCCCCAAGCCCCCAGCCAGTCCGTTTGACTACATGCGCTTCACCGAAGAAGAGAAAGAGCGCCGTGGTGGCAAGCCCCTGCTGCCGCCCGGTGACTACAAGCGCAGTGAGGCCGCGTCTAAAGCCGTTGAGAAGAAGCGAGAGACGGACCCACACTACGGAACCCTCGGCATCTCCAGCAAGACCGCAGCCGTGGTCGCCATGAAGCCCAAAGCATTTACCATTTACAGCAAAGCACAACTCTCGAAAGGAAAGAAGATATGAACGCCGACGAAGTACAAGTCAGCGGTAGCCACTACAAGGACATGCCCATCCAGCCGTGGGCGCTGATGGAAGCGGTGCTTACCCCGGAGGAGTTCCAAGGATTTCTCAAGGGCAACATCATCAAGTACGCCATGCGTGCTGGCCGCAAAGAAGGCAGTGATGACGCAGGCAAGGCCAAGCACTACATGCAGAAACTTAAAGAGGTGAGCTGATGGAAATCAAAATTGATGAAGACAACGTGCTGCTGTGCCCGCATTGCGAGGGAAACTACTTGCACCACGGCAATGTCAACGTATACACACGCTACGAAGACGCAGAACAAACGCTCCACACCACAGTGGCCGGTTACCAAACCAAGACAGCGCTGGTAGCAAGCGACACTGTGTTAAATCCGAGCAGCCGTCGAGGCGGCGTACGCATAAATTTCTTTTGTGAACTTTGCGGGGGAGAAAGCGATCTGACCCTTGCGCAGCATAAAGGCGTTACGTTTGTTGAGTGGGGGATAGTATGATTAACCAAGACATTGAGGAAACCCGGCGGGTGCATAAACAACTGGAGCAAACCGGGGCGCTTATTAACGCCATCTTTGACGTTATTAAAAATGAACCGCCCCACGTTGCTATGAGTGGACTGATGAGCTGCATGGCACGCATCATGGTCGTAACTAATCTGCCTATTGAGCTGGTTACCCAAGGGTTAGCAGGTCTTATTGAAGTGCGCGAAAGGCAGGAAAAATAATGGCACAAACCCCCGAAGGTAAAGTAAAAGCCGAAGTGCGTAGGCTGCTGACTGAGTTCGGTATCTACTACTTCATGCCTGCGGCCAACGGCTTCGGGCGTGCCGGGATACCGGACATCATCTGCTGCTTCGGGGGGCGCTTCATTGCCATCGAATGCAAGGCAGGTAAGGGGGTCACCACGGCCCTACAAGACAGAGAGTTAGCCGCCATACGCACAGCCGGTGGTATGGCGATGGTGGTCAACGAATCAAACATAGACGAGTTAAAGGAGAAGCTGCAATGGATGAGATGACACGAGAAGAGATTGACAAAGCAATCAACGGGCTGGACGATGCCGAGCGGGACTACCTCAAGCTAATCATCAGCCGCGTGGTGCGCTGCTTTATAGACGAGGACCATGAGGCGGTGCTGCTGTTCGGCAAAGACGGCACAACCCAGATCGCAATGTGTACCGTCAACTGCGACGAGATACCTGCTGCCAACATGATTAACTACGCCTACAACCTGACATCGTTCACGGCCACAGTGGACGCGCCAGCCAAGGAGAAATTTAATTGACCGCACTGCAATACCTGAACCAGCTTCGCCCTGCACTACCAATGTCCACAGAAACCCCCTGCACGCAAATGAGCAACGGCGAGTTACGAAGGCTGCTGCAACAAGGCGCTGTGATCTGTAACGGCGAGAGACTAGACCCCAACGAGCTTGTAGATTTCCCCGTCTTCTCGCTGGTGTTCTTTCCAAAGTCCGACAAACGCAAGACAACTTTGGTGTGGGGTACTGCATGAGCGCCCCCTACGACCAGATCGTGAGCATTGACTTCGAGACAGTGTGGGACCGCAAGACCGGCTACTCACTGTCCATGATGACAACCGAGGAGTACATACGCCATGAAAGATTCCACGCATTCGGAGCTTGCGTACATGTATACGGAAGCGATGAGCCAATTGAGTGGGTACGAGGACGAGACCTACATAAATACCTTCAACAGTATGATTGGGGACGAACCGCTATCCTTGCTCATAACGCACAGTTCGACGTATCCATACTGGGTTGGGAGTACGACATCCACCCCTGTTTCATCTTCGACACCCTGTCAATGGCGCGAGCTTTGCGTGGCGTTGAGGTTGGCAACAGTCTCGCCCGACTTGCAGCAGCTTTTGGTCTTCCCGCCAAAGGGACCGCCGTATACAGTACCGATGGTCTGGCCAAGCTGGACGCGAACATGGAACTTGAGCTTGCAGAATATTGCAAACACGACGTATATCTTTGCGAGCGAATTTTCGAGCGCCTTGTTCAAGGGTACCCAGCGAAGGAACTCCGGCTCATCGACATGACGCTCAAGATGTACACGAACCCAGTGCTCAGTCTTGACAGCGCCATGCTGACGGACGCACTCCACACGGAAAAGGAAAAACGTGAGCAACTACTACATCGGCTCGGCTTGGACGAGGCTGTACTGGCATCGAACCCTAAGTTTGCAGCAGCATTGGAAGCGCTCGGCATACCAGCGCCGCGCAAGATTAGTAAGGCAACCGGCAAGAGCACGCTTGCTCTCGCTAAGAATGACGCTATGTTTCAAGCGCTGCTCAACGGAGAAAATGAGGACGTTGCGCATCTATGCGAAGCAAGACTGGCAGTCAAATCAACTACAGAACGTACGCGTGCTCAACGGTTCCTCGACATCAGCAAGCGTGGAGCGTTGCCGGTACCGCTCAGCTACTACGGGGCCAGCACGGGCAGGTGGACGGCCAGCAAAGGCAGCGCCATCAACATGCAGAACTTAAAGCGCGGCTCGTTCCTGCGCAAGTCGATCATGGCACCGCACGGGCACACCATTGTTGTCGGTGACTTGTCCCAGATCGAGCCGCGTGTGTTGGCGTGGCTGGCTGACTACGATGGGCTGCTCGACATTTTTAGGTCGGGGCAAGACGCTTACGCCTTGTTCGGGGCACGGATGTTTAACATACCCGGAATGACCAAGGACACGCATCCTGTCGAGCGACAAGCGGCCAAGAGCGCACTTATTGGTGCGGGGTACCAGTTAGGTTGGGCAGCGTTTGCAGCGCAGCTATTGGTCGGTTTTCTGGGTGCTCCGCCCGTGCGCTATACCAAAGACGCGGCCAAAACTCTAGGCGTAACTGCCGAAGCGGCGGCTAAGTTCTTGGACTGGGATGACAACATCAAGAAGCTCGAAGAGATTCCGCACATCTGCACCATGACGGAGTTGGTCATCCACTGTCTCGCGGCCAAGGCCATCATCGACAAGTACCGCCTGACTGCCGAGCCTGTGGTGGCGTTGTGGAACCTGTTCGGGCACCTGATCCAGTACAGCCTGTACGAAGGCAAGGAGTACACCCACAAGTGCGTGACGTTCAAGAAGGGGGAGATCGTGCTGCCCTCTGGCATGAGCCTGCTGTACCCTGACCTGAAGCCGGGGAAAGACGAGAAGGGCAGATTGCAGTGGACATACGGAGAAGATGAGACTAAACTGTACGCAGGAAAAATAACCAACAATGTCACGCAGGGCGTAGCGAGATGCGTGATGACTGATGGGATGCTGCGAACCGCGAAGAAGTACTTCGTGGCGGGAACAGTGCATGACGAGCAGATTGTCGTTGTGCCAGATAAGGACGTTGTTGACGCTAAGACATGGGTCTTGGCGCAGATGACTATGGAGCCGAAGTACATGCCGGGCATACCGCTGGCCGCTGACGGGGGCGCACACAAGCGTTACGGCTTGGCTAAAAATTAAAGGAGAAGTAGATGGCAACAGTAAAAGCACCGATACCGCGCAAGATGCGCATTGGCAATAAGCAGTACTCAGTCGAGATCGTGGAGGCCATGCTGGAGAAGAAACGCATGGGGTACGTAAACTACCCCGCGCAGACGATCAAGCTGGGGCTGCGCAGCAACGTGACCCGCAAGAAGTTTGCACCCGAGCAAGTGCAAGAGACGTTCTGGCACGAAGTAACCCACGCCATCCTGCACGCTATGGAGCGACACACCCTGAACCGCGACGAGAAGTTCGTCACCGAGTTCGCACACCGGCTTACCAAGGCCATCAACTCAGCGAGTTTTTAATGACCAAGAAAGTAACGTGGAGCCACAGCTCCCTCAAGGACTACGAAGGCTGCGCCCGCCGCTACCACGAAGTCAAGATTCTCAAGAACTACCCCTTCGTTGAGACTGAGGCAACGCGCTACGGAACGGTACTACACAAGGCCGCAGAAGACTACGTGGCTGATGGCACACCCATACCGCCTGAGTTCGAGTTCGTCAAGGACACGCTCGATGCGCTGATCGCCAAGCCGGGTCGCAAGATCGCGGAGCTTCAGATGGCGCTGACGCAGGACTTGCAGGTATGCGACTGGAAGTCCAAGGATGCATGGGCGCGGGGTATTGCCGACTTGCTCATCATTGACGACGAGAACATGACAGCGTGGGTGGTGGACTATAAGACGGGCAACGACAAGTACCCAGACCGCGACCAGCTACGCCTGATGTCCCTGATGGTGTTCAAGCACTTCCCGCACGTACGCAAGGTTAACTCTGCGCTTTTGTTCGTGGTCAAGAACTCGATGGTCAAGCACAGCATGGCGGTTGACGAAGCCGATGCTGAGTGGTGGCGTTATCGGGAGCGAGTCGCTAAGATTGAGGCGTCAGTATCGAACGATGTGTGGAACCCCACACGAACCCCGCTCTGCGGCTGGTGCCCCTGCACTGGCTGCGAGTTCAACACTAAGAGGTAAATCATGGCACAACCAACCAGCAAGCGCGACTACAAGAAAGAGTACACCGAGTTCCACGGCAAGCCTGCCCAGATCGCCAACCGTGCGGAGCGTGTCAAAGCGCGGCGCATCATGGAGAAGACGGGTGAAGCAGCCAAGGGTG